GAAGAAGACCTGTAAAGGTTAAGAAAGGATTGCCGCATGGCAATTGATTTTAAGCAACAAGACGAACCAGATTTACGGTCAGAGCAGGAATGCTTTCCAGACGTAGATCCCGGTGTAGAAATTCTGGGAGACCGAGTATTGGTGCAGTTACGCCGAGAAAAAGTAACCAGTAAAGGCGGAATCATCCTTGTGGATGAAACCAGACAGACCTTACGTTTTAACGAAACAGTAGCAAAAGTAATTGGTATTGGCCCACTGGCGTATAAAAGCCCAGATGACCTAACTCCATGGCCAGAAGGCCCTTGGTGTAATACTGGTGACTTAGTTCGTACGATTAAGTACGGCGGCGACCGTTTTGTTGTGCAACCTGATGATGAAGGCGCACCTGTAGTGTTTATTACACTCCAAGCGCGTGAAGTGATCTCTAAGATCAAATCATTTGAAGCAGCACAAAAAATGAAAGCGTTTGTAGACTAACTTTTGTAGAAAAGACAAAAATGGCAGATAATGAAAAGAAAGATGTTCCTATTAAGGAACAAGCAGATGGCTCAGTTTTAGCCAAAGTAGAAATTCCGGATGAAGTAGAAGATCCGGGTGAAGTTGTTGCAGTTGAAGCACCTGATGACCGAACTGATGAAGAACGGGAAGAAGACGAAGCTGAAGACGAAGACAATTTTCATGAGACAGAAGATGAACGCGAAAGAATCCGTGAAGCTAGACGTGAAGAACGTAGGCTAAAAAAAGATCTTAAAAAACAGCGTGATTTTTCAGCTCAAAACAAGATTAAAATGCTTGAGCGCAATAACGAAGAGTTAGCTAAGCGCTTGGCTGCGGTAGAAAATACTGCGGTATCTTACCAATTTGCACAACTTGACAAGTCTATTGAAGACGAAGCAACCCGTGTTGAATACGCTAAGATGAAAATGGTCCAAGCCGCACAATCAAATGATGTAGCTGGACAAATGGAATATTTAGAGCAATTGACAGACGCTAAACAACGTTTGCAACAAGTTCAGCATTACAAAAAACAGCAACTTGAGCAAGCTAAAACCCCGGCACAAAATGTGCCAAATGAAGTTAACACCAGAGTTCAAAGACAAGCTGAAAGCTGGCTTAAAAAGAACGCATGGTATGATCCACATGCACGAGATACAGATAGTAGAATTGCCAAAGTAATTGACCAAGAACTTGCCGCCGATGGTTGGGATCCAGTTGATCCTGAGTATTGGGAAGAGTTAGACAGTCGTTTATCGTCTCGTTTACCCCACAGATACACTTCCAAAGGAGGCTCTGTGAAACGAGCAAATCCATCATCATCCAGCAGAGTATCAAACGCTGGCGCCTCAAAACCCGGCACCATCACACTTTCTCGTGATCGTGTCAATGCAATTAAAGATGCAGGCGCATGGGATGATGTAGAAAAACGAAACAAAATGATCCGCGCATATGCGTCGTACGATCGTGAAAATAAAGGTTAATTATCATGGCAAATACAAGAATTAAACGCGACTTAGAAGACAGATTGTCAGATCGTGTACAAGAAACAAAAGAACGGATTGCAGCAGCGGATCCAGAAAATAAAAGTAAGCGCGAACGCGCAGAAGCGTTCAGGGATAAGTGGCAAAATAGCGCATTGCCCGACCTGCCTCAGAATATTATTCCGGGGTTTCATTTGTGCTGGTTATCCACCACAAACAATTATGACAGTATCGACAAACGTATGGCATTGGGATATGAACCAGTTAAAGCCTCAGATTTAGGAAAAGGCTTTGAAGGACTAGGGAAAATGAGCTCAGGCAAGTTTGAAGGCTGTGTTAGCTGTAACGAAATGGTTCTCTTTAAATTACCAGAAGAAATCTATCAAGAAGTGATGAAAATGTTGCATCTCGAGGATCCTCTCGCGCATCAACAGAATATTACCGCAAACGTTCGGGGCTCTGCCCAAGAAGGTAAGGGCGGTAGATCAATTCTTGAAGGCGGTATTTTGGAAATGGAAAAAGAGGCCGCAAAGGCGAATAGTAATATTCGTTTCTAATAACATTTCTTCAAAACAAAGGAAACACATTAAATGGCAACAACATTTATTCCCTTTGGTCTGAAGCCTGCGTATCACCCAAGTGGTTTAGATCGCTCCGTCCCATTTGTAGGTACCAATACCTACATTCAGGGCAGCAATTACACCGCTCCATTCAGTTTAGCTGATGGACAGGCTTTTTACCAATATACCCCAGTAGCAATCACCACAGCTGGACAATTAACAATCGCGGCAAATGCAGCAGCAACGCGCGGTGTTTATGGTTCTTTTGATGGTGTTGAGTTCACTGATTCCCAAGGTCGTCGTTCTGTCGCTAAATGGGCTGCTAAAACAACCCTTTTAGCTTCTACAGAAATCGTATTTTGGATTTTTGCTGATCCAGCATTAGTGTATGAAATTCAAGTTAACGGTTCCGCAGATAACACATCTATCGGTCAAGCCTATAACTTTGATTCAACTACTAATGGTGCAGATAGTGGTTACGCAATTGGCAACGGTGGAGCAGGTTTCTCTACTACAGCGCTAAATGCAACACCAGTTGGCACAGATACATTGGGTCAAGTACGTGTGGTTGGCCTTGGACGTGAAGCAGCATTCCCATTTGGTGAAACAAACCAATGGGGCGATGCTTACACAATCGTTCAAGTTCAGATCTCTAACAACCAGTTTACCGCTCCGTCGGTATCGGTTTAATACGAAAGGATAAGCAATGGCAACCCCAATGCGCAGTACAGACTTTCGTGCGGTAGTCGAACCGATTATCAACGAAGTCTTTGATGGTGTATACGAGCAACGTGCAGATGAATGGAAAGGCTTTGTTGAGCAGATCCAAGGTATCCCACGTAATTACCACGAAGAAGTAATGTTGTACGGTATGAACGCAGCTCCTGCAATGCCTGACGGCACTCCAGTTAGCTACGATCAAGGCGGTACACTTTACATCACCCGTTTCATCTACCAAATCTATGGCTTAGCTTATGCTTTGACCAAAGTTTTGATGGAAGACGGCGATCACATCCGTATTGGTTCAACATTTGCTAAGCACCTAGCTCAGTCAATGATTGAAACCAAAGAAACATTGTGCGCTAACTTGCTAAACTTCGCATTCACACCTGGCTATGTCGGTGGTGATGGCGTTACTTTAGTAAACACAGCACACCCTGTTGCTAACGGTTTGACATACAGCAATGCGTTGTCTACACCTGCTGCTCTCTCACAGACTTCTGTTGAGCAGATGTTGATTCAGATTCGTTCTGCAATCGACAACAACGGTAAGCGTATTCGTTTACGCGCCGAGCAGTTAGTTGTTCCACCAGCACTTGAATTCCAATCAGAAGTAATTCTGAAGTCGGTTCTGCGTTCTGGTACAGCTGACAATGATTTGAACCCTATTAAATCTACTGGTATGTTGCCAAAAGGTGCTCACGTTGTGACCCGTTTGTCTTCTACTAAGGCTTGGTGGGTTCAGACTGATTGCGAAAATGGTCTTATGCTCGTTATGCGTCGTCCAATGGAAAAATCCATGGAAGGCGATTTTGAAACTGATTCTATGCGTTATAAAGCTACTGAGCGTTATGCTACAGGTTGGCACGATGCGCGTAACATTTTCGGTACAGCCGGCGTTTAATCAAAAACTACCAAAAGTAGTGTATTTGAACCCCAGGGATAAAATCCTGGGGTTTTTTGTTTTTTAGGGCGTATTCTAAGCCTTTTGCGTATTAGTGAAAATAAGGAAGATTCATCCTGCTCTGACTACCGACGCTTCCCGGTACGACGACTTAGAGACAGACAGGACACCCACTAAGAAATGGAAACAAACCATGTCAATGACAACATTCTCAGGCCCAGTCAGATCGTTAAACGGTTTTATGGAGCCAGTAACTTATATTTTCGCTACTGACGTAGTTGATGGTGCAGTAAACATCTCTGCAACAGGCAATTATGTTATTCTTTCAACAGCAGATGGTGGCCCTGTCGCCGGTGTTAATTTAATATTACCACAAGTTGAAAGCGGTGTATTTTCTTTAAATAGCCAACCAGCCGATGCACGTTATAATGGCGCAAAAGGTTCTGTATACAATTATAGCGCATATACTTCTAACCTTAAGGGCTACAATGGTCAAAAAGTTAATGGCTTAACTGGCGGAGTTATTGTTGCAGCAAATACTGCAGTTCAATGGGGTGGCAACGGCAATCAAGCTGCTCCTTGGGGAGCTATTACTTCAAATTTTGCTTCTGATTAATCAGCTCCATGGGGCTACGGCCCCTTGTTTAACTTTTTTGGAGATTAATTATGAGAGAAATAACAGTAACAGCAGACGATACTGGAACAACAGTTCCAGTCATTATAGATCAGTACATTGCACCACAACAAGTTGAAGTTGTTGCAAACTATGGTGTGTCAGGATATAGTGGCATTTTTGAATATGCTCTAAACGACCCTTTTCCATTTGTAAACGGTAAGTTTGTAGAAGCCAACTATATTTGGCTTACAGGCTATGATGGGTTTAATCCAACACCATTTAGAGCAGTTCGCTTAAATAACGCAACCGAAGGTGATACACTTACTGTAATACAAGCCGGAGCGTTGTAATGCCGGTTTACCTCGACACCCGAGGTAACAGTGTACTTTCTGTAGCGGTCTGTGATCGCTGCAACAGAAAGTTCCCTTACGTCGACCTTATGCCGGATCCTAACTTCCCCGGCATGCGCGTTTGCGCGGAAGACAGAGACAACTTTGATCCGTGGCGTTTGCCAGCAATTCAAACAGAAAACATTTCATTACGTTTTCCACGTCCTGATGTCAACCTTGGCTTGCCGAGAAATCAATTAGACACACAAGGCGCACCAAACAACGATGTGCAGTACAACAACTTGTACATTGAAGGCGCACCATACGGTCAAGCAGGCGCACCTGGCAATTTAGATTTAGCAAGTCAATTCATATCCGCACCACCCCCACTAAACCCATTCATCTACGGCGTTAGCCCGCCCACTGGCCCACAAGCTGGCGGCACAAATGTAACAATTATTGGTGCTAACTTTAATAGCGTAGTGACAGTTCGTTTCGGTGGAGACATTGCAACATTTGTAATTAATAGCCCTACACAAATTACAGCGACATCCCCAGCATACGATGTTACTGGTATTGTAGACGTTTCAGTAGCATCCACTTACGGAACCGCAACGTCTCACGGCGCCTTTACCTATACTTAAAATAAATGGCTAATTTACCGATAACCCAACTACCAGTTGCCCTTAGTCTAACAGGCGAAGAGCAAACTGTAGTCGTACAACATGGAATTACAAAGCAAGCAACTGTTTCACAGATTGCTAATGCTGCGTCACCTGGTAAATTAATTACCAATGTTGCGTTGACATCTGATTACTATATTATTTTTTATTATAGTGACGGCACTACTTCTGAGATTGGTCCAATCCCCGGTTTTGTAAATGCTTACATCGATGGTAACGGCGATTTAATTTTAGTTGAAACCGATGGCACGTTACTTAACGCTGGCCATGTAACAGGCACGTCTGGATATTCTGGTATCTCTGGTTACAGTGGTATATCTGGCTTTAGTGGTAAATCTGGCTACAGCGGATATAGTGGTTCTGGCGTTTCTGGTTTTAGTGGAGCATCTGGCTTTAGTGGTAAATCTGGTTACAGTGGCACATCTGGTTACAGTGGCGCGTCTGGCTTTAGTGGTAAATCTGGTTTTAGCGGTATCTCTGGTTTTAGCGGAGCATCTGGCTTTAGCGGTAAATCTGGTTACAGTGGCATTTCTGGTTATTCTGGCTCAGGCATCTCTGGTTTTAGTGGTGCTTCAGGCATCTCTGGTTACAGTGGTATCTCTGGCTACAGTGGCATTTCTGGCTACAGTGGCATTTCTGGCTACAGTGGCGACTCTGGCATTTCTGGTTATAGCGGTTCTGGCGTGTCGGGTTACAGTGGTTTTAGCGGTCAGCAAGGCACATCAATTAATATTATTGGTACCGTTGCAACACCAGCTGATTTGCCAGCTACTGGCAATTTAAATGACGCCTACATTGTACAATCTAACGGTGATTTGTATGTATGGACAGGATCAGAGTGGACTAACGTTGGTCCTATTGTTGGACCTCCTGGAGATAGTGGTTTTTCTGGCTACAGTGGCGACTCTGGCATTTCTGGCTACAGTGGCGACTCTGGTATCTCTGGCTACAGTGGCGACTCTGGCATTTCTGGCTACAGTGGCGACTCTGGCATTTCTGGCTACAGTGGCGACTCTGGCATTTCTGGCTACAGTGGCGACTCTGGCATTTCTGGCTATAGTGGCGATTCTGGTATCTCTGGCTATAGTGGCGATTCTGGTATCTCTGGCTATAGTGGTGACTCTGGTATCTCTGGCTATAGTGGCGATTCTGGTATCTCTGGCTATAGTGGCGATTCTGGTATCTCTGGCTATAGTGGTGACTCAGGTATCTCTGGATATAGTGGCGATTCTGGTATCTCTGGATATAGTGGCGATTCTGGTATCTCTGGCTATAGTGGCGATTCTGGTATCTCTGGCTATAGTGGCGATTCTGGTATCTCTGGCTACAGTGGTGACTCAGGTATAAGCGGTCAAGATGGGCAAAGTGGCTACTCAGGTTATTCGGGAATAGGTTTATATTTTAAAGGCGCTTGGAATCCTTTTGCTGGATATAATTTAAATGACATTGTTACTTATAATAATAATACTTATATTGCAAATGGAATTGTTCCCCCTGGCGAGCCTGAACCGCCTTATATCCCTTATCTTTGGACTTTATTTGTTCCGCAAGGAATTTCTGGATATTCTGGATTTTCAGGTCAAGATGGAATAAGTGGTTACTCTGGTCAAGATGGATTGTCTGGGTATTCTGGTTATAGTGGCATAGACGGAACCGCCCAAAGCGGTGTTTCTGGTTACAGTGGTTTTTCTGGCTATTCTGGACAAGATGGAACATCTGGCTATAGTGGTGCATCTGGTATCTCTGGCTATAGTGGTATCTCTGGCTATAGTGGTGACTCTGGCTATAGTGGTATCTCTGGCTACAGCGGTGACTCCGGCATATCTGGCTACAGCGGTTCTGGTATCTCTGGCTATAGTGGCGCTTCTGGTATCTCTGGCTATAGTGGCGCTTCTGGTATCTCTGGCTATAGTGGCGCTTCTGGTATCTCTGGCTATAGTGGCGCTTCTGGTATTTCTGGCTATAGTGGCGCTTCTGGTTACTCAGGATTTTCTGGAGCACAAGGCTCATCATCAAGTTCATTTTTATATAAAGTAAACGCAACAACCTATAGCGGACAACCTTCCGCTGGATATTTGCTGTATAACAATGCAACCCAAACAAGTGCAACACAAATTAATGTAAATCATACAGATCAAACTGGTACTGATATTGATATTTTCTTGGCTCTTTTAAAAGTTAGTGAAACTTTTACAATTCAAGATAGAAATACAAGCGGAAACTTTCAAACTTGGACAATAACTGGCACACCAACAAACATTAATCCCAATACTAGCAATAGTTATTGGACTTATCCAGTTTCTTTTGTTTCATCTGGCGGAACTGGAACAACTGGTTTTGCAAATAATTTATCAGTAATTTTTGCAATTACAAACGGAGTATCTGGTTTCTCTGGTTTCTCTGGTTACAGCGGTGCATCTGGATATTCTGGCTATAGTGGTGGTACAGGAACAAATGGCACATCAGGATATTCTGGCTATAGTGGTATCTCCGGCTATAGCGGTATCTCCGGCTATAGTGGTATCTCCGGCTATAGTGGCGCATCCGGCTATAGTGGTATCTCCGGCTATAGTGGTATCTCCGGCTATAGTGGTATCTCCGGCTATAGTGGTATCTCCGGCTATAGTGGTTATTCTGGCATTTCTGGCTATAGTGGTTATTCTGGTATCTCTGGCTACAGTGGTGCTTCTGGCTATAGCGGTGATTCTGGCATCTCTGGTTATAGTGGTTATTCTGGCATCTCTGGCTATAGTGGCAAATCTGGCTACAGCGGTGATTCTGGCATCTCTGGCTATAGTGGCAAATCTGGCTATAGTGGTTATTCTGGCATCTCTGGCTACAGCGGTGATTCTGGCATCTCTGGCTATAGTGGTTACTCTGGCAAATCTGGCTACAGTGGTTATTCTGGTATCTCTGGCTACAGTGGTTACTCTGGTATCTCTGGCTACAGTGGTTACTCTGGTATCTCTGGCTACAGTGGTTACTCTGGTATCTCTGGCTACAGTGGTTACTCTGGTATCTCTGGCTACAGTGGTTCTGGTATTTCTGGCTATAGTGGTTCTGGTATCTCTGGCTACAGTGGCACATCTGGTTACTCTGGCATCTCTGGATATAGCGGCATCTCTGGATATAGCGGCATCTCTGGATATAGCGGCATCTCTGGATATAGTGGTTCTGGCGTGTCAGGGTATAGCGGTTTAGGACTTTCTGGTTATTCAGGTATTTCTGGTTATAGTGGTACTCCTGCTTCAGGAAATTCTTACACAAGAACGTCATTCACTGCAACTGGTGGTCAAACCTCTTTTAGTGTTTCTTATTCCGCTGGCTATGTTCAAGTTTATGTTAACGGTGTATTGCTTAATGCTGCAGACTACACCGCCACCAGTGGAAGCGCTGTAGTCTTAGCTACGGCTTGCGCAGCTGGTGACATTGTAGAATTTGTTGCTTACGCCAATATTGTTGTTTCTTCTACTAACGCTAATAATATTACAGGCGGCACTGCCGGGCAAGTTTTATATCAAAGTGCATCTAGTACTACTGCATTTACTTCTGGCGGATCAACAGGACAATTTTTAACTTATAGTGGTTCTGGTGCGCCTACTTGGACTAATGCTTTAACAGGTTCAACTACTGCCATTGGTTTAATACTAACTAACACAGCAGAACCTGTAACAGTATCAGCAACTGCGGCAACAGGAACAATTGCACTTTACCCTTCTAGCCAATCTGTTCTTTACTACACAACTAACGCTTCTGCTAACTGGACAATTAATCTTAGGTTCTCATCTGGAACTACAATGAATACTGCTATGTCCACAGGGCAAGCAATGACTGTGGTATTTATGGCAGCACAAGGTACAACTGCTTACTATAACAACGTGGTTCAAGTAGACGGTGCAACCTCTGGAGTGACTACTAAATGGCAAAATATTATTCCAACTTCTGGCAATCCTAGTGGTATTGATGTTTATTCGTATACAATTATTAAAACAGCTTCAGCTACGTTTACTGTTTTAGCTTCTCAAACACCATTTAGATAATATGCCGTCTTTTATCACACTAGGCTCTTCTCCAGGCAAAGGATATGCTTTAGAGGCTAATAGTCAATACTGGGCGTTATTTTTAAATAACTATGGCTCTAATACTCAAGAATTTTACACTGGTGTAGGCAATTCTGGCAATATTTATGCTAACGGAGTTACCAGCAGTGGTGGGGCAACTTTTAGAATTTCTCCACTAGGGGCAGTTAGTTGGCAAAAAAACACCGCAGCCGTAACTAGTTTTTCTGTTGGTACATCACTTGGACAAATTACGGATAGTTCAGACAATACTTATATTGTTACAAGAAATGGCGTTAATGGTAGCTTTATAATTTTATTTAAATTTTTAAGTAGCGGGTCACTATCTTTTAGTATGGGAACATATACTGCATATACTTCAAGTAATCCAGTATTAGATAGTTCTGGTAATGTATGGAGTGCTACATCTGGCACTAGTTTAACCGATTCAAATATAAATCAGTATTCTCCTTCAACAGGAGTTGTATCTAATAGTTTTTCAATAGGAGGCGGGCTTGGTGCTTATGTTCAACCTTTAGGTATAGGAATAGATAGTTCAGATAATATTTATTATGTTAGCAAATATGATGACAATTCGGGTTCAGGTCTTTTTGGAACAAACTTTTTAAAAATGAGTTCTTCAGGAACAATTTTATTTAGTAAAAGATATTATGATGGTGTAAGTTATGCTGTTAGTCCAACTGGCAATCCTTCTATAGTTGTGGATTCTGCTGGTAACTCATACATACTAATTGCTTCATCTGCAGTCGGACAAAGTGCCATTTACATACAAAAGGCCAATTCATCCGGAACTATTCAGTGGCTGGTAACTATTTATGATTCTACACTATCAATAATATTATATCCATCGGCTATTGCTTATGATTCAGTAAATTCTTTTATATATGTTGCTGGATATACCAGTAGTAGTCAAAGTATATATTTATTTAAATTAAATACTAGTGGTACGCTTATATGGCAACGAAAAATAACCTTTGTTTCTGGAGGCACCTTTTTAAATCTTACAAGTTTGTCTGTAGATTCAACAAATGGCGCATTAATTGTTAGTTATTATCCTGGTCAGACTTCACCATATAATCAAATAATATTAAGACTTCCTCCTGACGGGTCACACACTGGAAATTTTACTCTTTCAAGTTATGTTTTTAACTATGGCGTTAGTGCTGATTTTACATCGTCTGTAAGCGGAACTGGTTTTGTAACATCATCCGTGACATTTACAAGTAGTGCTGGCTCTTTAGGCAATACTGGTGCAGGTTTTTCACCAACATCAGCTTCTTTTACTCAAGTAAATACTGCCGTATAAACAGAAATTAAATTATGACCATATCTCGTAACCTATCTATTCTTGCTGAAGGAGCTAGTTCATCTGGTGTATTAGCTACTACTAATGGCGGTACAGCTTTAACTGGATTTACTGCTTCTAATAACGCAATTTATTCCACTTCATCATCTGCATTAACCGCTGGTACTTTACCCGTGGCAGCTGGTGGTTCAGGAGCAACAACACTTACTGGTTTATTAGTTGGCAATGGAACTTCAGCATTTACAACAATTACTACGGGTACGGGTGTAACCACAGCGCTTGGCGTTGCAATTAATACTACGGGTGGTTTTGATACTATCGATGGAACTGCAACCTTAACTAATAAGCGTGTAACACCTAGAGCCACAACAAGTTCTGCTAACTCTGCAACACCAACTTTAAATACTGATAATACCGATATTTTTGTCATTACTGGCCAATCAGCAACAATTACTTCATTTACAACTAATCTATCTGGTACTCCCACCAACGGACAAAAGCTGTGGATTTCTATTACGGGAACAGGCGCAGTGGGTATTACGTGGGGTGCGTCTTTTCAAGCATCTACTGTAGCGTTACCGACCACTACAGTAACGACCAATCGTCTTGATGTAGGTTTTGTATGGAACGTTGCTAGTTCCGCATGGCGCTGTGTAGCGGTAGCATAATATGGCAAATCAAGTTGTCTTTATTACCTCTGGTACTACTTTTACAATACCTTCAGATTTTGGAAGTTTAGTATCCGTTGAAGTTATTGGCAGGGGTGGTTCAGGTGCTACAGGTGCAAACGCAAGTACTGGTGGCGGCGGTGGTGGTGCTTATGCAAAATCTACCTCTGTTACAGGATTATCCGCTGGCGCAACTGCCTATGTTTCATTTGGCGCATCTGGTGGTACAACTTATTTTAATACATCAAATGCGGCTCCGTCAGCATCTTCTACAGGAGCTTTAGCCCAAAATGGTCGAAATGCTTCTGGTAGTACTGCAGGGGTAGGGGGACCATCGGGTACTTCCATTGGCGATACCGTTTTTTCTGGCGGTAGTGGTGGAGGAAGCCCAGGGGTTGGCGGTGGCGGTGGCGCTGCTGGACCAGGTGGCGCTGGCGGTAGCGGAGCAAGCGTAAACCCTGGAGGCGGCGGTTCTGGTGCAGGAACTTCGTCTGCTGGTGTAAGCACAACAACAGCTACTGGAGCAACAGCCCCCACTGGAGGAGGTTCAGGAACAAGTGGAGTATCTGCAAATCCAGCTACTACAAGTGCTGGCGGTTCTGGCTCTGTTTGGACGCAAACATCTAATAGTGCAACAGCTGGACCAGGTGGTGGTAGCGGTGGAGCTTATGGTAATAGTAGTTTTGCAAATGCAACAAGTGGTGCTGGAGGCACTTATGGAGGTGGTAGCGGTGCAGCCGTAAGGGGTGCAGCTGGTGGTACAGCTACTGCTGGAACCCCTGGAGCTGGCATTATTATCTTTACTTACACACCAAGCTCTAGCAATTTTTTCTTTATGTTTAACTAGGCAATTATGATTACATGGACTATTACTTCAATGGAAAGCCAGCCAACAACAGGGATTGTTGTTTCGGCTAATTGGTTATGTGCTGGAGAACAAGATGGCTTTACTGCCTCTATGTTAGGCAACTGTGTTTTTTCAATTCCCGAAGGTGAATACATTCCTTATGACCAACTTACCCAAGATGAAGTATTAAATTGGGTTTGGACCAACGGTGGAATAGATAAAACTGCTACTGAAGACGCTGTAAACAACGCGCTGCAATTACAAATTGACCCACCAGTGGTACAACAGCCTTTACCTTGGAGTAATTAATTTTAGTGGTACAATCTAGGTTTGTATAAACCTTTAGGAAAATATGAAATACAGCATTGTCATACCGACGTACAACCATTGTGAGAAGTACTTAAAGCCGTGCATTGACTCAATTATCAAGTATAGCAACATGGACGAGGTGGAGCTAATTGTCAGCGCCAATGGCTGCAAAGATAACACCAAAGCCTACCTACAATACCTTGCAACAGCAATACCAAATTTAAAAACAGCTTGGGACGATGCCCCATTAGGTTACGCAAAAGCAACAAACGCTGGCATTAAGTTAGCAAGTACTAACAAGATTATTTTGTTAAACAACGATACGGTGTTCTTAGATCAACCAAAGAACCAGTGGTTGGATATGTTAGAAACGCCGTTTTTACAAGATGTTGAGGTGGGGATTACTGGACCTGTTATCCAAAACTCCCCAGATGCAGGCCGTGATTTTTGTGTATTTTTCTGCGTAATGATTGACAGAAAGGTATTTGAAAAAATTGGCTTACTCAACGAAGAGTATGGTGTAGGCACAGGTGAAGATACTGAGTTTTGTATTGAGGCAGTCAACGCTGGTTTTAAGATGGCGGAAACAAACCCTAAAACACTAGATTCTGCTTTTTGGGTTGGGGGTTTCCCAATCTACCATGTAGGCGAAGGCACAGTACACGACACTGATTTAGTACAAGATTTTAATAATGTATTTCGTAAGAACAGCCGCAAGTTGGCTAGAAAATACAACCCAAAGCATTATAAGTGGAGTCTGATGAATAACTTTGAGCGCTACATGGCAATCAAAGGTGAAGATGTCCACCCAAGAGAGAAAGCACGTTACCTCTGGGCTGCAAGTAAGTTAGTGGGCAACAATATGTTAGAAGTAGGATGTTCTAACGGCTATGGTTCACAATTCTTTGGTGATAAAGTTAATTACCTTGGATTAGATTACAGTGCAGAAATTGTTGAAGTAGCAAGAGAAGAAGGTTGGGGCAATAACAAGCAGTTTGTTAACGCTGACATCAATACCTTCCCATTGCAACAGTACGATACCATCGTAGCGATGGAAGTCATTGAACACATAGACACTGGTTTAGAAATAGCGCAAAAGTTAAAGCAACACTGCAAACGTTTACTTATCACTGTGCCCTATATGGAAACCCCTGGATTTTGGGGTGAGCACCATAGGTTACACATGCTCAATGAAACCCATTTACCAGGGTTTACGTATCAGTTTATGAACGAGCAAGGTGAGTTGGCAGATGTACCGCATGAAGGCATTATGAACTTAATGGTGTGTGAATACAATGCCTAAAGTTCTTTGTTCGGTAGCTACCCGTGGTAGATACCACACCACACTGCCTTTGGTATTAAATGCCATTATAAACCAGTCTAAATCGGTTGATAAGTTAATCATCTTTGATGATAACGATGAACCTCAGGACATGCGAAAAGAAATGATTTATCAGTATTTCTTTAAGATGTTGGATATTAAAGGTATTGCTTGGGAGTGGGCTTTTGCGCAGAAAAAAGGTCAACACCACATTCATCAAGCAGCCAATACAAAAGGTTTTGATTGGGTTTGGCGCGTTGATGATGACGCTATACCAGAACCCAATGTACTAGAAACGCTTTATAGTTATGCTAATGGCATTAATAAAACAGACGAGAATTATAAAGTTGGTGCTGTAGGAGGCTCGGTGTTAACTCCACCGTATATGCCAGACACCTCAAAAGTAACTGGATTAATTGACAACATTGACTTAGAGCCTAACATTCAATGGGGTAAAATTGAAAGGGTAAAACAAGTTGAGCATCTACACTGTACTTTCTTATATTGTGCTGGGGTGTGTGATTTTAATACTGGTCTTTCACGAGTAGCGCATAGGGAAGAGACGCTGTTTACTTACGGACTGCACCGTAAAGGCTACAGGATTTTAGCAGTACCTAACGCAGTGACGTGGCATATGAAAAACCCAGAAGGCGGTATTCGTAGCGAAACAAAGAAGGAGATGTACGACCATGATGAGCAAATTTTTAGAAATATTCTCCAATATCGTGATAAAACCATTGTGGTACTTAATTGCGGGCTTGGCGATCATATTGTATTTAGTCATGTTCTCCCTTCAATACCTAACGCTGAAGTTTTTAGTTGCTATCCTGAAGTGGTTCCCGGCAAATCGATAGCAGAAGCACAGCATTTATTTGGTAGTATAGATCATCTTAACGTGTACCAAAAGATGGATCAATGGAAATGGAAAGGTAGTTTAAAAAATGCGTTTAGGAAACTTTACCTATGATTATTATCTCTCCGTATGCCAAAGCGCTAATAAGTGGTAAGCAAAATCCAAAAAATTACCCCTATTGGAAAGAACTCATTGCTCAAATAGATGAACCAATTATCCAAGTAGGCATAGAAGGCGAAGTGCAGTTAGTTGAGGACTTTCGTAAGAATTTGCGTATTAGTGAATTAAGAGAATTATTACAAGAATGTAGAACTTGGATTTCTTGTGACAGTTTTTTCCAGCACTTAGGGTGGGATGAAGGAAAACCTGGAATTGTATTATGGTCCGTATCAGACCCTCTAATATACGGGCATCCCGAAAACATCAATTTATTAAAAGATCGTTCTTATTTAGCAGAAAACCAATTCCTCTGGTGGGAATGGACAGAGCATAAAAATGAACGGTTTGTAGAACCAAAAATCGTTTTAGAACATATTAAGGAATAAAACATGGCAGCATCTGGATATACCCCACTATCGATATATCACACCACAACACCAGGTGTAGAACCTGATCCATCAAAACTGGTAGAAGGTGAACTGGCGCTAAACATTGCCGACGGATATTTGTTCTATAAAAGATCTGGCGTCGTTAAAAATTTAGCAGGTCTTTCTGGCTACAGCGGTATCTCTGGCTACAGTGGCGCATCTGGCATCTCTGGCTACAGTGGCGCATCTGGCATCTCTGGCTACAGTGGCGCATCTGGCATCTCTGGCTACAGTGGCGCAT